ACACACGTCAAGCCCCAACTCTTTGTTTCGTCCGCTGATGCGTCCGCCTTAAATATTACACATATCGCAACATACTGTATATCAGATTATTGCAATACGCAATTGTACCCAGAGCCGGGATCGAACCGGCACGAACTTTCGTCCATTGGTGTTTGAGACCAACGCGTCTACCGATTCCGCCATCTGGGCCTCTGCCTGATTGTGGCGCAAAGATAGTACAAATTCCAAGACATGCTGTAATCGTGGGATGCTTAGGCCTCGACCTGTGTTAGAAAGCCTTCTGCAAGAGGAAGAAGTGCGAAATAGCTATCTTTGCCTATGACTGAGGAGTACTCAACCTCCCATAAATGCTACATTATGACTATAATTAGAAGTATACTAGATACCGATCTGTATAAGTTCACGACGAGCTACGCTTACTCCAAGTTGTATCCTCGTGCCTACGGGCAG